TGCATCCCAATCTATAAAACTAATCATCGTCCTCAACAGGTGCTTTAGGTGGCATAAGCATAACGCCGCCACTTGCTTCTACCTGCATCTTTTCTGTCTTTACCAGACCTACACGGTCAAGCAGTTCCTTGGCTGCAGACATCTTGTCACGAATACCAAGTTCGGTTGGATTGTACAGTGCGCCTGTCATCGCCATCGCAGCCTTCGGCGCATTACGTGCCATATACATTTGAGTCGCCTCAAGTATTTCTTCTTTAAGACCTTTAACAATTTCGCCAGTGCTAGAAGTGTCAGCATACCCTGCCATTTTCTTGGCAGTAACCATATCACCGCCAGCTTCATCAAATAGTACAGCAAGAAATTTCTGCTGCTTCTCTGTTAGTTGCCTAGCCATTTATTCTCATCCTCTGTGTAGGGCCACATTAAAATGCTCCATTGTGCATTGCATTAGCTAACTTCACTGCACGTGATTTTACCTGATTTGCCCACCTGCTGTCAAGCATTTCTTTTGCTGCATTAGGAAAATCTTCATTGTGGATAGCGTTCCACATATTTTTAAACTTCAGTAGACGTGGCACACCCATGTTAAAAGCCATGTCCATCAGTACAAGTTGACGCACAGAGTCTAGCTTGTCTACGCAAGGGTGCGATCTTACAAGTTCCTCTTCGACAATCTGTACGTCATTCTCTGCAAGATACCGTGCATCAGCTTCTGTGATACCATGCTCATAAACTACAGCCATACTTGGTATGTCCATGTAGTCTAACTCTTCTTTACTAATGCCACGGTCTTCTAGGTTCCTACCAATTCCAATAGTGTCAATACCAAGGCTATCTTGGTACACAGTTAGAACCAATCCTTCATGCGCTATCAGTTTGTCAATAAAATTGGCTCTACTGTATTTCATTTTTCATGCCCCATCCAGACCGCAAATGCACCTGTCATGGCCCCCGTGACTACACTTACTAGTGCTGCTTGCTGACTTGTTGGTTCCGGTAGTGACATAAACCACTCCACTACCCGCCAAGCCGATAGCGACATCCCAATCATCATCAGACGGGGAAGTATCTTCCACCGTAGAAATCTTTCCATTGTTACTTCTGCCACGATTTATCCTCGCTTGCTCTTCTGTAGTTCTCTCGTGCAAACTCCACTTCGCCACTAGGACTACCTCTTACCAAAGAATTTTGTAGCACTGCGTACACCAAAGCTGGCAGCAACAATAACACCAAGGCTATATTGATACCATTCAGGCATCGCATTGAGTTGTGCAAATCCATTTGCTACTACTTCTTCCATGCCGGGAATGAAGGCTAGGATAAGCGGGATTGAAAACAAAATAGTAAGCCATTCGTCTTTCCATGAAGTCTGACTACCTTTAGCCATCTCCAAATCCCAGTCTATTTCCCCGGTCGCCTTTTTTTCCATAATAACCGCTTCAGCCTTCGCCGTTGCGACTTTAGATGCAGTCTCTGCTTTCTTAGTTTCAACCTTTCCTTCAAGCCACGTACCCGCAAGTTGAGAGATTGGTCCTATGAGTAAGTTTAACATTAGCCTCTCCGAAACCGTGCAGTCTTCTTAGCAATAGTTTTTGGCTGTTTAACAAATTGTTTACCTGCTGCTTTGCCTTTTCTCTTAGCCCTAGTTGTAGCAGCATACTCTGCACTTGTCAAGGACTTTATTGCTTTTGCTGGTAAATAACGCTCACCTGTCTTTGCAGACGGTTTGCCACTTTTAGTTCGCCAATCCTGTTTAGTCCAGTTTGCTAGGCTCTGCTGTGGCTTTTTCATTACTTCCTTGACTTCTCTATAGCTTTAAATGTCTCACGTAGACTGGGCGGCTTTTCATTCTTTGGGTCATACTTACATTGTATTTCTTTTGGAAAGTATTCATGTAGATTTATCCAAACACTATCTACTGTGTTGTTAGCACCATGATATATACACAGCCTCTCCCCGTCTATAGTCTGACATCCCTGCAATCTGCATACTACATACTCTGGAGTCGCATTAGCTGCAAGACCTTTGAGAAATGATATGAATCCATACAGTACGCCTGAAGCAAGCAGTATCATTAATATCCATGCCACAATTTCAACAAACTTACGTCTACGTTGCCTTTGTTTATATAGTGTCTCTTGGCGTTGCTTACGGATGGACCCTTCCATCTTAACCAACTCATCCCATTTAGACCTACCCATAGTCATGCCAATCCACTGCTTTAGTTCGTAGCGTTGTGCTTCAGCCTTTTGTTTGGCAGCAAATGTTTCTATGGCTTCTTGTTCTACAGACTTGCCAGCAAACAGCTTCTTAAAGATAGGCGGGTTCTTGGCTTCCTTCTCAAGCATGTCCAAGTCGGACATTGCACCCATCCAGCGTGACAAGTCAGAAGCCATTGATTCAATATCACGACCTACTTGAAAGCCTTTTTTGATAGCACCAAACGCTGCTGATGCTGTTGTCATTGCACTAATCGGGTCCATTAATATATCCTTACGTTGCCGGGGTTAACGTACTTAGGAAGGCAGTATGCTGTAACTAAATTCCCTTGTTTATGTAATGTCTGAGCGTACCAGACACATTCCTGCAAATCCCTAAAAAATAAGTCTCTGCTCTCTAGTTTTTTGTCTTCTCCAATGCCTACGAATACTAATAATAGGAATACATGTTCCATATCATTTGTAGCCGCCACCTGCTGACTTGTAAGCTTTGGCAAGCATCTGGGCTTTACGTGCTGACCACTGTCCGGGTGCGCCGCCTTTGCCACCAGCCTTAATGCGGCTGAACTGACGCTTTCTCATTCCGGGCTTAGTATAGTTGCCAGCTTCATTAACTCTTGATTTGCTCTTTGGCGTACCGCCTTTCGCAAGGCCAACCGTTCTAGTCTGTTTCTTTTGCGTTCTAGCCGATGGGGCTTTCTTTTTAGTGGGGGCTTTTTTAGAGACACGGGGCATCTCCTATCTCCTATGAATGTGCTGGGTCAAAGAACTCTTCTGCTGCCACAACAACAGTAAGAGTGTTTGCAGTTCCAGCGGCTACGATAATCTTATCTTCCGCATGAATGTACAAAGGTTTGTCCACAGTGAAAACGGACTCTGAGCCTTTGCCTACAACCGCATGTGATGTAAATAAAGTGTAAGTCGTATTGGCAGATTTTTCATAATACTTAATAGTGTATTTACGATTGCTGCTATCACTGTTGGTAATAAGTAAATGCTCTACGTGTGACGAGAAATTCTTCGGCACAACATACACATCAGTGTCATTGGTATTAGCCAATGCTGTCGCATGTGTTACAAACTTTGAACCGTCACTTAGTCTGGGCATCTCTGCTTTCCCAATACTCTTCACCGTAATCGTGAAGTATTTCTTCGCCTTGCTTTATTTTTTTAAGTGCATAAAACTTAACAAAGCGTTCATCTTCGTCTTCAATATCCCACTCAGCATTTGGACTTTCGCTATGATTGTAGACCATAGCGTAACCAAGCGGAACATAATACGCTTCTTCACCGATGTAAGGCGTGTGAAACATGTAGTCATGTAAGACACACTCATCTCCCACGTCAGCATAACCTGTGACCAGATAGGGACATAACTCAATAGTATCTCCTTGAGCATAGTCCCTATCCGCGAAAACACCAAGTCCATGTATTTCCGAATTTGCAACATATGGCATTACTTCTTTTTCTTGGCCATACCGCCACGCATCATCTTTTTCTTCTTGGCCATCTTTGCCATGCCGCCGCCCATCATTTTTTTCTTAGGCATACCGCCACCACGCATTTTGGTCATTCCACCGCCACGCATCTTCTTCTTAGCCATTTTCGCTTTACCCATTGCCATTTCTCAATCTCCTTCTGTCAAGAACTAAGGCTTCATAAACGTCATCTGGAAAATGTTCATAGTAATTAGACTTTTCCAAATACAAAGCTGCATCGTCTAGTTTAGATAATAACTGCACAAAAACCATACAGTATGACAGGCTGTCGTCCGTTACGTCGTCATCGACAAGGAAATCAAGACCAGCCTCTGTAGCGTCATAGTCAGGATGGAACACCATCAGGTGCAAATCCATACCGGCCACGGACGCCAACTCATTGATGCCATCACAATACCCATCTAGGTATTCCATTACAGGTAGGTGTTCACTTGCCCATATAACAATGTCATAGTCATGCTGGTCAAAGTCTGCAACTTCTTTTGCCAGACCATCTATGCCTGTATTGATACTGAATACAACTTTGTTATCAAGCCATGCTTGCTTGGCATATGGGCAGGGCGGTAGCCCGTTTAACTTATCACTGGGTATCTCTAAAAACTCGTGAGACCACTTGCGAATGTCAGCTTCTACAGGGTGCATTA